CATAAGATGTGAGTACCCCGCCGTACTGGCCGACCTTGAAGATCTTGTCGCTTGCACTCCAGTACAGGCCATCTTGAGTTGCATAGCAGAAATGACCCCACTCCCGATCCGTGGAGGTGTTGCCCCATTCGTTACTGATAAACCGCGAACGCCTGCGAGGCACGAAGAGACCACGCGCATCGCGCCGGGGTGTATAGACGCCACTGAGCGGCACGGTCAGACCGAAACACCAATGATCTCAGCCGTCTTGACGCTGCCGCTGGTCAGCGCGACGTTGAGATCGTTCTTAAATACCAGCTTAGATTTGGCCGGAAGAACGCCACCAAAAGCCGACGCCAGCGAGAAAATCTTCCGGTGATCGGTTGATGCGCTGCGCAACGGCAGAGATCCAAGATAGTGAAGGTCAGGCTCATCCGTGGTGGAGGAGCTGCTCTCTGGGCCTGAGCCGAAGTTCGTGCCGTCGAGCGATCCCTTGGCAAAGACAAGCACCTGCAAACCGCCGCCGATGGTATTCGTCGTGGCAGCGGTGACCTCAATCAGAACGTCAATCGGGTCGTTGCTGTTGACGATCTCAGCGGACGCCGCATAGTTTCCGGCAGCAAGCGTCGAAAGACCTGTAACGGTCAGTGACTGCGCGGCTTGCTGCTCAAGTTTGATCGTTGCCATCGCAGGCTCTCATCAGGCCCAAGTGAACGTCAGGGATCCCGCCGGGAAGCTGGGCGCGGCGTCGCCGTTGTTAACCGTCTTGGCCTGCGTAAGCGAGCCGTAGGCCCACATGTTGCCTCCGGTCGACGCGTCCATGATGGCCACGGCCACGACCGATCCCCAGTTCGCGGCCGGGGCCGGGAAGGTGATGGCGGCGTTGTTCGAGGACTGGCCACCGGTGCCCGACGACGCCGTCGTGGATCCGGCCGATTGCGTGCCGGACCAGTTGGCGAGCGACCGGGTGACGGCCACGCGGGCGTAGGAGCCGCCCGAGACCTCGGTGCCGGCAGACGAATCGGTCGGGGCGACCGTGTAGAGCGCAATGTACATCGACGCGGGCGGCGTGAAGGTCTGGCCGCGCAGCAGCCAGTCGGTCAGTTGGTTCTCAAGGTAGTCGGAAAGCGCGGACATGCTGTTCTCCAGATGCAAGTGCGCCGATTATGGACGGCGCGGCGGGTGATCGGTGCGCTCGCTCACTCCTCGACCTGCACCGGGGTGATCTCGAAGGCCGGCAGCACGCGCAGGCGGCCGCCAAACTGGCTGAAGTCGTAGGGGCGCTTGAAGCGGTCCACGAAGAGCGGCTCGCCGGACGAATCGGCCACGAACCATCCCGAGACCATGCCGACCGGGGCCGAGAACATGAACTCCACGGTCGGGCCGGCGATCTTCGTGTCGGTGGAGACCCACGACTCCGGGCCGGCGTCGATGCGGGCGTAGCGCTCGTTCTTCGGCTCCGAGAAGCCGTCGTCGGACAGGACGTGCAGCCCGATCTGCGTGGATGCGGACCGCAGCGCGGCCAGAATCAGCCGGCGTCCGGTTTCGGTCAGTTCAATCATTGCTCGTCCCCTGCTGCAAGTCGTCGCTCCTCGACCGCGATCAGCACTCCACGGTCGTCGTAGATGAGGTTCTTGCGGACCACGAAGTCGACATCACGGCCGCCGACCACGCGCAGCTTGGACATCTCCACCGGCTCGTCCGGCTCGATCTGCTCCTCCGGCGGTTCGGGCTCGGGCGCTTCAACCTCCTCTTCCGGCTCCATCTCGTCCGGGCTGCCGACCTCGATGTCGCCACCCTCCTCAGCCGCCATCGGGAGCCCGGCCATCTTGCGCAGATGGTTTTCCAGTTCCCGGTCCGGGAAGAGCGGCGCTCCAGCCCCGGCCAGCGCGGTCACGAAGTCGGCGATCTCGGACAGGCTCTGGCGCTCGATGTCCCCGACCTGCATCGCGGGCATCACCTCGAACGGCAGGCCGTTGAGTTGCCACAGGCGCGGCATCAGGTGCCGGTTGATCGTGTCGCAGATGGACTTGGTGAAGGCCCCGATCGCCATGGCGAACAGCGCCGTCTTGTCGGACGACAGGGCGAAGGATCCGACCGTTTGCTGCCCGAGGAAGATGAAGTCGGCCAGCACACAGGTCGCGATGCGCTTGTCGTAGCGGTCGATGATCTCGGAGGTGTTGAACGATCGCGCGCCGCCCGCGTTCAGGAGCTTGAACTCGAAGAGCGGGTTCCCGGACGAATCGCGGTCGGACGGGATGATGATCCCCTCCTGCTGGTCGCGCCGCACCCGGGTGACCATCTGCTGCCACACGGCGTAGATCGCCTTGTCCGTGGCGTCCGCGTCGGCCCGCATGTACTGGCTCGGGATCATGGCGACTGGCAGGCCGGCGAGGTCCCGCTCGATGCCGACGCCCTCGATCTCCTCGATCCGCTTCTTGAAGTAGTAGGGCCGGTAGGCCGACCGCAGGATGGACCGCCCCTCCGGGTTGTTCTTCACCTCGCTCGTCCGGAAGAGCAGCAGCTTCTCGATCGGGATGTCGACGAAGGAGCGGTTCCACGGCTGCTGCTGCAGGCCGTCGATGGAGCCGTCGACCTCGTCGATGTACCACTTCTGGATGGTCTCCTGCCCGCGCAAGGACAGGGCCTTGATGCCGATCCGCCCGTCGTCGAACTGCGACCGGCCGGACGTGGACCGCAGGCCGGAGCGCCGCTTCCAGACGATCTCCATGGGCGCGAAGCCGTAGGTGAACATCGAGCAGACCTCGTCCAGCACCGACGACCATGGCACGCTCATGTCCTTGAACAGGACCTCCTCGGCGAACTTCTGAGCCTCCTCGGCCTCGGGCGAGTCGTCGACCGCCTGAAAGGTCCAGTCGCACTGCCTGATCAGCTTCGAGATCGCGAACAGGACGGCCCCGCACACGGGGTCGTTGTCTGCCATCTCGCGGTAGACCTTCGCGCCTTTGGCCCCGATCAGTTCCTTCAGGAACTCCTCAGAGACGTAGCCGCCGGTCTGGCGCAGGCCGGTCCCGCCGATCGTTGCGGGGTCGAACTTCAGTCGGTCGGGTCGGATATCTTCAGCCACTCGTTGCTCCCAGCCACGGCGAGATCATCGCGTTTCCGGCCGGCCCCACCGACGCGATGCGGGGGACGACCGCTCGATGCTTCTCGACCGCCAGCGCCAGCGCCATCACGCAGTCGTCGTGCACGCCCTCCGGGGCCGTGTACCGCACACCAGTGCGAGTGTATGCGTACTCGAACATTTCGAGTTCGACGCGGATCGGGCCGTCCGGAAAGGTCACGGCCCTCGATTGTATGGCGACCGACAGTCCTTCCATGAGCCGTTGCTTGGACGAGGCGCTGAACTTAAAGCCCTCGATGCCCGTCCTCTTGCGCTGCATCCGCTCCACGATCGGGTCGCCGACGCCCGTGGAGTCGATCAGCATGGGCACGTGGCCCGCGTTGGCGAGGATCCGGGCCTCGGTCTCGTCCCACGGGATCTGCTGCCAGCGGTCGAAGCCGCAGGTAGCCCCGCCCCGGTCCAGCCCGATCATGACCGTCCAGTCGATTGACTTGGCGAGGTCGACGCCGATCGCGGCCGGGCGCTCGGCCGTCATGGGCGCGACGCAGGCGGCGATGTGCTGCATGCCGAACGGGTTGCCCTCGTCGTCAGACGGCTCGGCGAGGTAAAGCTCGCGGAACACCCGGTCCGGCAGGTCCCGACGCGCGCCCTCGATCTCCTCGGGGTCGAGCACGCCGGCAGCGGCGGCATCGAAGGCGGTGATCTTGGCGTAGGACAGGCCCGGGGATCCGGCCTCGGCCTGCCGGCAGATCCGGAAGAACCAGTTGGTGCGGCCCTTGACGTTGCCGATCAGGCGGATCGGGCCACGGGTGGCGGTCAGGGTCGAGCGCACGGCCACCCATGACTCGGCCCGCACCCGGGACGCCTCGTCGATGACCGCCGCGTAGACGTCCTCGCCGTAGAGGTTGTCCGGCTTCTCGCCCGACTTGAACCACATGACCGCCCCGTTGACCAAGGTGATCGTCAGGTCGGAGTCGTTGGCCCGGTATAGGTTGCGCGGCAGGCCGTGCTTGAGCCGCCGGAATGCGATCTTCGCCTGCGCGTAGGTCGGAGCGATCCACCAGTAGTTGCGGTTCGGCAGGCCGCCGATCGCCGCCTGCTCGAAGAACCACGCCATGGCACCGACGGTCTTGCCCGCCTTGGTGCTGGCCTCGACGCACGCGATCCGGGCCGGCTTTTCGTTGCAGTCGAGCCCGTCGAATAGGGCAATGCGCTGCTTGCGATAGAGCGGCGGACGCTCGTAGACGACCTCAAGCGTCATCCTCGGGCGGCCGTTCGCCGATCTTCAGAGTGAACCGCACTGGCGCGGTCGTGCCGGAGGCGCTCTTGTCCCCGTCCTCGCCACCCCCGATCTCGACGGTCGCCGAGGCGCTGGCCGGCGAGTCGCGCCAGCCGCGTCGGGCCTTCAGCCAGAAGATCGCCGCCGTCACCGACTTGGGGTGGCTGCGGTCCCGGGCGATCGAGGCGATGTTGCCGGCGATCGTCGCCGCCAGCCGGTCTGCCCCCTGCTCAAGCTCCGGCCGGTAGAACTTCACCAGCGTGTCGACCGAGATTCCGGTGGGGTACCGGACCTGAGCGGCCGTCTGCTCCTGCGTCAGGCCCATCGCCGCGCACAGCATCACCAGTTGCCGGTCCGCGTCGGTCGGCTCGAAGGCGGGGAATTGGCCCCGGTTTTTTTCACGACTCCGGCCGGCTGCACTTTCGCCGCCTTCCTCGGGGACTTGGCCGGAGCCTGCCGCTTGTTGGACACTATCGCCATTCTGATAATTTCCTCTTGCAATGAGCGCATGATGCGACCATCATTACATCACCGCCACGATGCGGGTATCAGCACAAGGAGAGTTTGCATGGCTTACCAGAGAAAAGGCAGGGTGACCCTGCTCACCAAGGCGCAGCGCGCGATGAAGGCGGGTCACTTCCCGCCGGCCCCGCCTGAGTTCCCCCTGTCGAACTACACCTACGCGAAGGTGTGCGAGCGGCTGCGGCGGGCGGCCGAGAGCGGCGACGTCGAGACGGTCCGGGCGTACAGCCCGAAGGGGACGGCCAACACCTATGCCCGGGCGACGGTAGGCTACCGGGACCTGCTGCTTTCCCGGATGGGGGGTTGAGCGATGTTGGCGATGTTGACGAACCCGAATGAGGTCCCGGTCTGCGACTTGATGTTCCACATGCGCGGCGAGAAGAACCCGAAGGCGGCCCAAAAGGACATGCC